GTCAATAAGTCGGGACCAGAGTCTCTATATTGCTCAATTTTAGAAATTAAAATATCGGCTACCTCATTTTTTTCATCCTTTAATTCTTCTAATTCTTCATCCGTCAATTCGAATTCGTCTGCCTCTTCATTAACCGATTCATTAAGGTTTTCTTTAAAGAATCGGTTGTAATTTTCTGTTAATGTATTCATTCTATTTTCCTGCTTTTTCTTCTTTGTGCTTTACTCTGAGCTGGCATTATTTAATATTTTGTTTGAACCAACGATCTATCCAACCTTTAAGTTCTTTTTGTGCTGGTCGTATATCACTCGGTTCCGTAAGTGGACCGTTTTTCCATTTTTCCCATTGTATTTGAATTTCACCTAGTGCGTTAGCTATCTTAGGCATATCCATTACTTCAACATATTCCTCATTGACTTTAGTCTCTTCATTAACCGATTCATTAACTGCTTTACTAAAAGATTCCCAACTATCAACAGGTTGACCATTAACTTCAATTGTTCCTTCATCAGTATCAAAGTAAATCTCTGATCCGTCGTAGGTAAGATCCAATACTAAAGTATCATAACCTCTACCGATTGCAGTTCCACCTACAATTCTTTCACCAGCCTTTTCAGCCCAGCGAGCAATTTGTTGTACATCTCTAAGAACACCCCTTTCCTTTGCAAATTTTCGAATGTTGCTAGGAATTTGTGCTTCATTAAGGTTTTCTTTAAAGAATCGGTTGTAATTTTCTGTTAATGTATTCATTCTATTTTCCTGCTTTTTCTTCTTGAACGCTACACTTTCGGTAATCTGTTACCAACTTTTTCAATTCACCAATTGCCTTTCTAGCTTGTTGCTGTGATTTTTTTGTTGTTCCATTGTGACATTCTTGGAAATTGTTCCATAACTCACTCATGTTTTCAAATAATTCTTGCTTGTTCATAGTTTATTCTATTTTTTTTATTTACTAAATTCTCTTATTTTATTGCCAATACGCAATAGGCGCTCACCAATTTTTCCAAATTTTTGGATAGTCGATTTAAAAAATACCGTTTGGTCTGCACCGACTTCAGTCTTAAGCTTCATCACTCTATTTAATGAACGTTCCATTTCATATAATTGATTTGAAATTTCTTTAATACTTTTATTGATTTTTTGTCGAGTTGTTGCGCTTGAATCATTTTTAAAATCATTATATGATACTTCATTTAATATGTCGTGTAGATTTTCAAGAATGTGTTCATAGTACAATGACGGTTCTGAATATCCTTTTGGTACTCTCTTTTTCCATTTTGATTTAGATCCTGCAAATGCGTTTGGTGTTTGATATTCACCTCCAGCTCCTGCTGTTGTATTTTGTTCTTCAACATCCTCTATTTCTTCATCCTTTCTCCAACCCCCACCTGCAGCTTTGTATTTTTTGGCTGCCCATGCGTTTGCATATGCAGATGGATAAACATCAAACTTTTTCTTTGCTTGTGATTTGTAATATGCCCATTTTTCAGGATCTGTTGGTTTATTTTTTTCTGTTAACATCATGCTCCAGTTTTAACATATATAGGTTTCTGGCCTTTTTTCTGTTCGCCGCCTTTTTTAGAATCGCCGCCTTTTTTCTGTGCTGCGCGTTTTCTGTTTACAAATGACGCAATTCCCTTTTTTCCTAATTTAGATGCCTTCTCTTTTGAAAGACACGCTGAATATGGATCGCCCTCCTTTGCATCACCACATTTTCCTACCTTCTCGCCCTTTGAGTTGTATCTATCCCAACCACCTCCTGTTGATGAACCTTTGCCACCTTTGCCGAACCATTTACGTAAATCTTCTGAAATAATATCTATCAATTTCATTTGTAATTCCTCTGCAAATTTCCAATCAATTCATAATATTTCAGCATAGATGATATATGTTCATCTTTAATTCTCTTTGATGTAACGATACGATTCAACAAATTAACAACTTCAGTTAATTTTATTTTGAGTGGAACATCATATGTTTGCTCTGTTAGCGAAGTCAGCGTATTTCGAATATAATCAACTTCAGAATAAATGAATTGTTGAAATTCGGAAGTAGACACATTCTCATTAATAAAACGATTTATCAATGTTTTTTGTTTTTGATTTAATGTTTTATATTTTTTATTAAATCGCTCAACAATTAATTTAAATACAACTGGTGATAATTCGGGATCTTGTTTTGTTTCTACAATATTATTTTTTTCCGCTGTTAGATGCTCAAGAACTGTATCGCAACTATTTAAATGTGATACTACGGTGTCTTTTCCGGAATATTCAAATAATTTATAAATAGACGCTAATAATTTGTAATTGGAAATTCTTGAATCAAAGAAACTGTCAATATCATAGTGTTTCTTAATCTCGGATATCAACTTGTATTTTTCTCTTTTTAGCTCATTTGTATTTATCTTTGACTGCCTTTCTAAAATAATATCCAATAATTTATTTGCAGTGCTTGGTTTTTGATTTGTTTTATTAAGCAACATATGATAGTAACTTAATTCTTCTTGTAATACTGATCCTGCTTTGAAATACTTTTTTATTAAATCTAAAGAAGCATTCTTTTTATTGGAAAGAATATCGGTTGCTACTTGTTTTGATAATAACTCGAAAAGTATACCAGTATTCTTAAGTTTATTATGTTTTACTTTTTTGTTCATACGCTTAAATAATTCAATAAGTTACAATTATATCCTATACTTATATAAGTAGTGATAAATTAACTCAATCGTCCTGCACTAATTGATTTTCGTCTAAAATGTCTAAAGTCGCTTCTTGATTTTCTTCCCGGAGATTTACAACTTTATTATTAATTGAATTTATAACTTTCTCAAGATCGTATGATGCTTGAAGTTTTGTTTCAAATTCCTTTCGACCAGATGGATCTCTTCCATATATTGGATCTCGATCACGTTCAAATGAACCGTATTTTTTAGGCCTACCTGGATTATTCTCGCGGCCGTCGTTTTTGAATAGTGATTTGATATCTACAGGATCTTGTTTTGTCAGATTTGATGCTAATTGCATCGACACGATGTCATGTGGTGTTCCATAACTTTTACCAGATATTACTGGATCATTACCTTCCTTAGTAATTTGTTCTTCTCTAAAATCTCGTTTTATATCACCCAGAATTAATTCTTGTTGTTCTTGCCATTCTTCCGGAGTCATATTAAATATTTGCTCATATATCCATTTTTTTGAAAAGAATTTTAACTCACGCATCTTTTCAATTAATCCCATCTTTTCATTAAGCAGGTCAACTTTTTGCCTTTCATATATTATAGATGGCGTAGTTAAACTCAAGGAGAATTCAGAAACATCTGCTGCAGATAATCCTTGCATTCGCAAATGTATATGCCCTATTTTTTCCAACTCAGATACTACAATCTTCTGAATTCTTTCTATAAACCGAGCAAATTTAATATCTTCTGCTGCGAGTGTACCTTTACCATCAACACCTTCGTCATATCCTAAATACGCTGAAGGAATTTTTAAATTAGCCATTTGCTTTTTTTGCAAATATTCAATGTCATTTAAACTACCTTCGTTGCCGAGCCCCTGTAACGTCTCGATTTCTGTGCCGCTGTCACCACCCCTGGTTGGTAAATAAAAATCTTCAAGCATATTCATTAAATTGAAACGCAGATTATAATCACCCGTTTCAGTATCCATATACGGTATCTTTTTCATAGAATTAGCAATCTCTTCAATATATCCATCGATTGACTCTGCAGGAAGGTTTCCGACATCTATTTTGAATACCCTTCTTTCCGGAGCTCTCATAATACGATGAATTAACATTGCATCTTCCATCATTGTTAATTGCTTCCAAATTTTTCGGGCACCTTCCAGCAATGATTTTCCATACGGTATAAAATTAGTATCTGTTAATACCCTAAAATGCGCAATTTCATGATATTTGAACTCATCATCATCTTTCATATATGAAGAATATGAAGATTTACCTGAATATCTGTATACAGTTTCGTTTTCATTGTCTCCTGTAAAATCATCACGTTTTAATAAACTCGGATGTATTGGAACAACATCAACAATTCCTAATGCAGAACGTGTATTTAGATAGAGGAAAAAATCACCATACTTACACAATGACCTAATCCAATGCCACAAATTAAACTCGATATTAATGATATCATAATACAGGTTATGCAATAATCGCTTTACAGAATCGTTATCACTATGGATTGCCAAAACTTGGCCATGTTCGTTTTTCACAGTACATTCATCTGCATATATATCAAGTGCTGCAGATAATATGGCATCACTGTCCATTTGGTCATACTCCATATATACACGATTTCGTTCAGCATCAAGCTTATCTATATCATTTTGATATCCTCCATATCCATACCCAAATTCCCTTTTAGGGGTATGAATTGATTTGTATCTTGAATTGATCGTATTTCCAATTGACTGCAATCGATCATAATCAATCGTTGTTATTTTTCCAGAAGGTAGATATTTTACAATAACCTTTTGGTTAAATAATCGATTTATTGTTTTTCTAATCTGCGACATAATTTTCTTTTATTTTTATTTACAACAACCATTTTGTTGATATCGTATTACCTTTCCCATCGGACATTGTCCACGGATCATTAGCACTTCGATGATTAGTTGTATAGACTTTTTTATGTGTATGCTGTAATGCCTTTTTTGTCATATCTATCCCAATGCTTTGTAATTTTAACGCAGTGTCCCTAACAAACAACCCAATACCTAATGCCATAACTGCATCATCTTTTCTGCCTGCTCTTGCTTGTGCTTTACCATTTAACCACACAAATACATATAATTGTGATAACAATCTTTTAGAATATACTGTTAGTGATTTTTCAGCAAAATACCTCTCCAACTTTGAAATAATCATGGGTCGATTAGCTGTGTTGGTTGTGAAACCAGGAACTTTGTCTTTTTTTGACTTTAGATCATATCCTTTTGATATATGCTTTACCGGGTCAACATATACATCAGATCGATAACTGTAATAAATATTGCTATATCCCATATCGATTGCTTCTTGTACTGTATCCCATCCTATATTTTTATTCTCAATTACGAGCATTGCTGTATTATATTCTGTGGCTATTGCAACGGCCATTTTCCCTAAATCCCTAGGTGATACCTTACCTATATACTCAGCAACTTGCGTCATTCCTTCAACATCAAATACTTGAATGCATGAATCGTCACTACCATCACCACGTGCCACATCAACAGAAACAATATATGGTTTTGTATAATCTGTATATTCCCATATCCAATAATCTCCGTCAACACCACGCCTTTCTAATGGTTCCTTTGCAACATTGTCTTCATACCATTTTATTATTTCACCATCTATTACTGAATGACCTGATGTTA